TGATATAACTCCTATGTGATTGAACGAAATTGTTCATATAGTTACGGAGTAACTTGTATGGGGGTCTATTCTCCTTTTATATTAGAGATATGGGGGGGTCATATTACTAATGCTGCTATAGGTGTAAGCAGGTGTACTACACTTATATATACATGAAATAAAAAGTCTATAAAAATCCGCAAGATATTTCTTGTACTGCCTGTGTATGTACATAAAGGTAAATCCCTACTGTGCACTGGAAAATGATGGGGGGGGTCATATCTAAGTTCCCCTTCATCCCTAAATAATCTATAGATACCCTATATCCTAAGGTACACTGTAATCTTTGTACAGGAGATACGGCGATGTTTACTTTAGACCAACTAGTGATGGCACTACCTGATAACCTTAAGAACCAAGCATCAGGGGAGATAGTGTCCTTAATCAATAATGTATCAGGTGATCCTGTAAGAGCCAAGGAAGTCAGGGATAACTTCATTAGTTACAGTAAGGTGTTACTAGATGGGAGGTACAAGGTAAAGGACTACCTGCATGCAGTTACCTTCGTATCACACCTTATAGGGGGATCTACTAACGCCGATGCTTACTTTAGGACATTCCCTGACAGATATCAGAGCATGTTGGATAAGGGGGTGTCAGACAAGGATAAGAGTAGCTATGTAAGCAGCTACCGCAGTAATAAGCTGGTTAATAAGATACTAGAAGAGAGTTATATACCTGCCTACCTCCTTAACAGGGACATCTACCAGCAGGCTATTAACATATCAGCTGAGATCATGACAGATGAGGAGGTCAGTCCTAAGGTAAGGGTGGAGGCTGCTAATAACCTAATGACACATCTCAGTAAACCTAAGGAGGCAGCAGCTCTAATTAACTTAGATATGCGAGATAGCTCAGGTATGGCAGACCTTAAGAAGCTCTTGGTTCAGATGGCAGAGAAGCAGGTAGATTCATTAAGTAGTGGGTCAATCCGAGATATAACAAGCCAAGTAATAATGAGCGAGGGTAACCATGATTAAGCAAGACTTAGATACTTGGCTAGACACAGTGAGTTATGATGACCTAGGTAACTATGTACCTAGCACCTTTGCACTTACCTTCATGAACTTTATTAAGTTAGTTAATGGTAAGGACGGGGAATCTCATGTAACTCCTGTAGTTCACCTTAAGATGCTAGATAAACTGGTTACTAAGAACCAGTATGTAGCTAATCTCTGCTTCCGAGGTATGGGTAAGACTGCTTTAATGATGGAGTACTTAACACTGTACTTAGCTGTATTTGGTGAACTCCCTAACTTTGGTGATGTAACGGGGGTAATCTATGTCAGTGATTCCATGGAGAATGGTGTTAAGGGTGCTAGGAAGTCTATTGAGTTTCGTTATGAGACCAGTGAGTTCTTGCAGCATTGGATACCTGAAGCCAAGTTCACAGATAACTACCTAGAGTTTAAGAATAGGGATGGTCATAGGTTAGGTGTGAAGATGTTTGGTGCTGCCACTGGTTTAAAGGGTACTAAGATCTTTGCTAAGAGACCTACCATAGCTTTACTAGATGATCTAGTTAAGGGGGACAGTGAAGCCAGGTCTGCTACCATCATGGACAGTATCAAGGACACTGTATATAAGGGTGTTAATCATGCCTTAGATCCTACTAGGAGAAAGGTTATATTTAGTGGTACACCTTACAACTCCAGTGATATCCTGATTGAAGCTGTAGAAAGTGGTGCTTGGGACGTTAATGTATATCCAGTATGTGAGAAGTTCCCTTGTAGTGAGGCAGAGTTTAAAGGTGCTTGGATTGAGAGGTTCTCTTATGAGTTCGTAGCACAGCAATATGACATGGCACTAAAGACAGGTAAGCTTAATGGATTCTATCAAGAGCTAATGCTTAGGATCACCAGTGATGAGGACAGATTAGTGCAGGACAGTGATATTAGGTGGTATGAACGAGAGAACCTAATGAAGAATAAGGGTAACTTTAACTTCTACATAACCACGGACTTTGCTGTAAGTGAGAAGCAGACAGCAGATTACTCTGTGATCAGTGTATGGGCTTACAGTGGTAATGGTGATTGGTTTTGGGTTGATGGAATATGTGTGAGACAAACCATTGATAAAACTATAGATGATCTCTTTAGATTGGCTCAAAGGTATAAACCACAGCAGGTAGGTATTGAGACCTCAGGTCAACAAGGTGCATTCATTAAATGGATACAGAATGAGATGATCTCTAGAAATGTATGGTTTAACTTTGCTTCAGGAGATAAGAGTGGAGTTCCTGGGATAAGACCTACTGCTGATAAGTTGGCTCGGTTTAATGTGGTAGTCCCACTGTTTAAGATGGGTAAGATGTATTTCCCACAGGAATTAAAAGAAGAGGGGATAATGCTTAAGTTTATGGGACAGTTAAGGTTGGCTACCTTCAGTGGGCTTAAAGGTAAGGACGACTGTATTGATACCATTAGTATGTTGGGTTATTTAAACCCATGGAAACCTAGTAATGTGGTTGCTCCTATTTACAAGGGTAAGTCTATATGGGACACTAGCCTTAACGATAGTTCTTCAGTGGGTAGAATAAACTCTTACATTGTCTAAAGGAGAATCCAATGAATATTACAGAGTTGTTTACTAGTATTGCCTTAGGGGATATAGGTAACTTATCCTTGGTGGATAAGGTAAATTCCACCATTAAGGTGGTGGATAAGCCTAAGGTATTGATGTACATCAATGAAGGGCTAATGAGGTTATACAGCACCTTAAACCTTAAGGAAAAGGACTTTCTTATTGAGATGGTAGAGCATATTACCTTCTATCACTTACTGACTAGATTCAGTGAATCAGGTCATATTGATGGCAGTGATGATGTACCTTACATTAAGGACTTAGAGAGAGAGCCATTTAAGGAAGATATCATTAAGATTCTTAAGGTCTACAGTGAAGGAGGTTATGAGCTTCCCTTCAATAACTTGGATTACTCTGACTCAGTGTTCTCACCTGAGAAGACCATTCTACAGATACCGAGACCAAGTGCTGGGAAGGTGGTATGTGTAGTGTATCAAGCCTCTCACCCTAAGTTCACCTTAGATAACCTAGAGCTTAAGTTAGAGTTACCTGAGGTATTACATGAAGCGCTATATAGCTATGTAGCTTTCAAGTGTTTCAGTTACATTGGATCATCTGATAGCCTGTCTAGAAGTGTCTTGGCATACAACCGATATGAGTACCTAATAAACCAAGTAAAGAGCCTAGGTATTGTTACCTCTAATCTAAGTGCTAGTAAGGTTAAATTTATAACAAGGGGGTTTGTATGAGAGCTTCAACAGATGGTACAGGTCTATTATTAAGGACTATAGAGAGCCCTATGGTAGATAAGCTGGTAGGTAATGCATATCCAGTGGTGAAGAGTGTCGCTGATAAGTTAGAGACCATTAAGTATGTAGCAGAGAACATGGAGCTGCTACAGAATGTAGCTAGTAACTTGGTAGGATCTCTAGTGATCACTGGTATAGCAGGTTCTCTTGGATCAACTGTGTCAGTTAATATCCCACAAGTGATAGCTCCCTCAGACTTATTGAGTGTATCTACCATATTGAGAGGTGGGGATAATATCTCACACTGTAATAGGAGCGAGTTCTCTCAGGTGTACATTGAAGGAGATCACCTATTCTTTAAGATATTAGAACCTACCTTAGTGAATGCAAGCTTCACATGCCTTATAACCTACAGGTGATCCAATGAACCCTTTCGTACCCTTAGAGGAGTACCTAGTAACAGATCATGTGAAGCAGTACTCTAGTAGGCAGCTATATGACCCTATAACAATTATCCCTGATATATTCCAAGCAGGGCACTATGGAGCTTTAGAGGATTTCCCTGTACAGATAGACCCTGCATATGCTGGAGTAATCCCACCTGATATCATTGGTGGAATAGCTATAGAGGATATGAGTGAGTACAGGAACTACCAACCTTGGTTTGTTAACTACTCGGGAGGTAATATAGTGGTTACAGCCACTAATACAGGGAGCACACCTCAATACACCTTACCAGTGGTGGGAGCTACCTATGAAGGGTTAGCCTTTGATACTACTATGAGGGTAGCACTCTGTTGGGTAGCAGGCGATAATGCTTATGTGTACTACTGGGATATGGTAGAAGGTGAGTACACCACCTTAGAGGTCTTGGGAGCTAATAGCTGTAAGATAGCTTCAGATACCAGTGCTAGGTATTACGATGATGACACTCCTGACATAGTATTCACCTATACTAGAGCAGGTAATCTATACTTTAGACATCAAGTCCATGGATACTTGATTGAATACTTGGTAGGAGCTACCATACATAAGTTAGATCGCTTTGGTATGACATTGGGTCAAGACCTTCAATTTGAGTGTAGGTAACCTATGAGTGAAAATAACACTATCCTTAATCATGCTGTAAGCATCAGCCCTATAGTAGCAGGAGCTACTATAGCCAGTGTATTACAGGCAAGAGAGCCATCTACTAAGACATGGCAGATAAGAACCTTAGACTTTATAGTAGACTCTGTTATAGGTACGTCTACTGCTTACTTCCTAGCAGGGTGGGCTACAGAGTACTTCCATCAAACTACTCCTAATGCTGTAATGGCTATTGGATTCCTATTTGGTGCTATAGGGGTTCAGTTAATCCGTTGGACTATCAAGGAAGGTTTCCCTTGGTTAGCTAAGAGATTAGGAGTATAGTCATGACGTACATACTTGCATTTATTTATTGGTATATGGCGGCTATACACCTAGCTGCACTACTTCACCCTAAAGTACCCACCCATGGATTCCTTAGAACATTGGCTATTGGCTCTCTTGGTTTTATACATATTATGGTAGCCTCTACTATCCCTGTAAACATGCATGTAAGTGCACTCCTTGGTATATTGTTGGCAGCTTTGTACACAGTACACAAAACAACAGGGGAGAACCTAAATGACTAAGAACTTAACAGATTGGAAGGAAGAGCCTACCTTACCTCAACTTAAGAATGACTTTGAGATGTCTAGACCCAGTCATGACACTCAGATGACTAAGATTAAACGTTGGAACTCTTTAATGACGGGTTGCTTAACACCAGTTAAAGCTACTGCTGGTAGGTCAGCTGTACAACCTAAGTTAATTAGGAAGCAAGCAGAGTGGCGATATGCTGCATTAAGTGAACCTTTGTTAGGCAGTAATAAGCTCTTCAGTATTACACCTGTAACCTTTGAAGATGCTAAGGCAGCGAAGCAGAATGAGCTGGTGATTAACTACCAGATACGAACCAAGCTTAATAGAGTTAAGTTAATAGATGAGTTAGTACACTCAGTGGTGGACGATGGTACTGCTATTGTTAGGGTAGGTTGGAAGCGTAATGTAACTAAGGTCATGGAAGAAGTACCTGTGTACTCACATAGCCCTGTAACCAGTGAACAGGAGCTAGAGATATTTAAACAAGCCCTAGAGTTATCAACCAGCAATCCAAGGGAGTTTGAAGAACATGCAACTCCTGAGCTTAAAGCCTGTGTTGAATACTACCAAGAATCTGGGGAAGCTACTTTAGCTACACAGACCAGTACCTCTAAGGTAGAAGTAGAGAAGGTACTAGAGAATAGACCTACTATTGAAATACTAAACCCAGCCAATGTATATTTAGATCCTACTTGTAATGGAGACATGGATAAAGCCCTCTTTGTAATAGTGAGCTTTGAAACTAACAAGGCAGAGTTACTTAAAGAACCTGAGCGGTATAAGAATGTTACAGATATCAACTGGGATTCATTAAGTAGTGGGTACTCTCCTAACTATGAATCCAGTCATAACTATGATGCACAGTTCAAAGACACTACGAGACGTAAGGCAATAGCCTATGAGTACTGGGGCTTCTATGACATTGATGGTTCAGGTAAGCTAACCCCTATTGTGGCTACTTGGGTAGATTCACACATAATCCGGATGGAACTTAATCCATATCCTGATGGTAAGTTACCTTTCATTGTTATCCCATATTTACCTGTTAAACGTAGCTTGTATGGAGAACCTGATGCAGAGCTATTAGAGGATCATCAGAAGATATCAGGAGCTATTACTAGGGGAATGATAGACCTTATGGGGTTATCTGCCAATAGTCAACGAGGTGTAGCCAATGGATTCTTAGATCCAGTGAACCATGGTAAGTTCTTCCGAGGGGAGGACTATGAATTTAATCCTAATATTCCTTCTAATAGCAGCTATATAGAACATAAGTACCCTGAGATACCTCAGAGTGCTATGTTAATGTTATCACTACAGAACCAAGAAGCAGAGTCTTTAACTGGGGTTAAAGCCTTCAGTGGTGGTATCAGTGGTAGTTCCTATGGAGACTTAGCAGCAGGTGTTAGAGGGGCACTAGATGCTTCTAGTAAGCGTGAGATGGCAATACTCCGACGGATAGCTCAAGGTATATCTGAGATGGGAAGTAAGATAGTAGCCATGAATAGTATGTTCCTTAGTGATAAGGAAGTTATCCGAGTAACCAATGAGGAGTTCGTTGATATTAACCGAGAGGAGCTCTATGGTAACTTTGACTTGGACGTAGATATTAGTACTGCTGAGGTAGATGCAGCTAAGAGCCAAGACTTAGCCTATATGCTACAAACCTTAGGTAATAACATGGACTTTAGTGTTACCAAGATGATTCTTGCTAATATTGCTAGGTTAAAACGTATGCCTGAGTTAGCAGATAAGTTAGATAAGTTTGAGCCACAGGTAAGTGAAGAACAGCAACAGTTACAGGCATTAGAGTTACAGAAAGCTCAGTTAGAAGTAACTAAGCTTGAGAGTGAGATTGCTTATAACAATGCACGTGCTGCACATGCTGTAGCTATGCAGGAGCAGCTCCAAGTTAACACACAGGAGCAAGTATCAGGTGTATCTCATCAACGCGCTGTAGACACGATTACAGCCCAATCTAGAGGTAATCAGAATGCTTCTATTACTAAGGCATTGACAACTCCTACTAAGATAGACGAGAATCAGCCTAATATTGATGCAGCAATAGGGTTTAATAGCTTAATCGCTAATGGGGGAACATTATGAAAGAGTTAGAGATTTATATAGAACTTTGTTATAAAGCTAAGGATAAGTTAGTTATATTTGACCGACTAATGAATAATGCAGACTTTAAATCATTAGTGCTTACAGACTACTTAACCACCTATGCATTGACATGTTTAGAGAGGGCTGTTGTAGATCCAAGGTTCATGGAATCTTGTAAAGCTACAGGGTTCACTAAAGCATGGTTAACTGAGGAACGAGCTAAGTTAGTTAATCTAATTAGTGCTATCCCTGCTGCTGAACATGACCTATTAATACTTAACCAATCAAAACTATGACTGATATCTTTTCACTGAGCGAAGCTGAGTTTCTAGCACTCACACCACCCACACCCGTTAATTTGAGAGATCTTGAGAACCAAGAGGTACAAGTAGTTTCTCCTGAGCCTACTGAGGTCATTGAGCCAGAGGAGTCCATACCTGAGGTGGAAGTGGTAGATGAAGAGCCTAAGGACTATAAAGCTCTCTATGAGGCTGTATCTCAACCCTTCCAAGCTAATGGTACTACTATCACCTTAAATAACCCTGAGGACATGGTTAAGTTGATGCAGAAGGGTGCTGGGTACACTAAGACCATGCAGGACTTAGCCCCTAAGCGCAAGATGTTAATGATGTTGGAAGAAGACAAGATAAGTGAGCAAGACTTAACTTACTTGTTGGATTTGAATAGAAAGAACCCTGAGGCTATTAAGAAGCTCTTAGTGGATAGTAAGCTAGACATCTATGATATAGATGTAGATACCCCAGCTACTTATGTAGCACCCCCAAGTAAATATACCGACGGGTATGTAACACTATCAACTAACCTCACTGAGTTAGGTCAGACAGCAGCAGGTGTTGCTACCTTACAGGCTATTGCCAGTGATTGGGACGATGCTAGCAAAGCACATTTAAGTACAGCACCTCATCTAGTACATTTAATCCATGAACATAAACAATCGGGGGTATATGATCAAGTACTGGAACAGATTAATCACCATACAGCTTTAGGTAATATCCGTGCAGGTATCCCATTCATTAACTCCTATGAATATATTGCAGACTATTTAGCTAAGTCAGGTGAGTTAAAGACTAGTGTCCCTGTAGCACCACCTAAGGTAGTGCAGCGAGTAGCTGCACCCAAACCAGTTATATCAAACACAGCAGCAGCTAAGGCAGCAATGTCTTCCAAGGCAACTAGCAAAGTAGCTACTGGATATACAGACATCATGAAGATGTCTGAAGCAGAGTTTAGAAAACTCACACCACCCAAACCAATGAGCCTAAGAGGATAAACATCATGACTTTCGCATATAACGCCCCTGTTGATGGGGTATCTTCAAGTATTGAGGCAGTAGAGGGTACTGCACAATTTAACTTTCAATACTGGATTAAAGATTCAGTAATTACTGCGGCTAAACACCGCCCATTCTCAATGTTAGGTCGCCCTATTACAGTGCCCTTACATATGGGTAAACAAGTGGCTATCTATGAGTACTTACCATTCTTAGATGATCGTAATATTAATAGCCAAGGTATTGATGCTAACGGTATTACTATCGTCAATGGTAATCTTTATGGTAGCTCCCGAGACGTAGGTAATATCCTAGGTAAACTACCTTTCCTAGGTGAGGCAGGTGGTGTAGTAAACGGTGTAGGTTTCACACGTATCACACATAAAAGTTCTTTACGTAAATTAGGTAAGCACTTCAGCTATACCCAAGATGCTTTGAACTTTGATACAGATGAGATGTGGTTCAAGCATGTCTTACGTGAAGGTACTAACGGTGCTAATCAAGTCTCTGAGGCACTGTTACAGATTGACCTGTTGAATGGTGCAGGTACTGTGTTGTATGCAGGTATCGCTACAAGTAAGGCTACTGTTACCGGTCAAGTAACACCAGCTGCTGGTGGTGTACCTGAGTTACCTGCCTCCATTGTTAACTATGATAACTTCATTCGTTTAGAGCAGATCCTTACTAATGCTCAATGTCCTATTGATACCACAATTGTTAAAGGTACTGATACAGTAGATACCGTTACTCTAGATGCTGCTCGTATTATGTATGTAGGTAATGAGTTAGTACCTTTACTGCGTCGTATGAGTGATTCTCGTGGAGATGCTGTATTCATGCCAGTTAATAAGTATGCAGCTAATACTAAGGTCTTACGTGGTGAAGTAGGTCAAATTGGGCAATTTAAGATTATCCAAGTACCTGAGATGCTTCACTATGCAGGTCAAGGTGCTACTGCTTCAGCTAACGTAGGATACCGTGCTACTACTGTAGCTGGTGTCTCTAAGTATGACGTGTACCCTATGTTAGTGGTAGGTGAAGATTCATTTGCTTCCTTAAGCTTCGTTGGCTTAGGTGGTGCAGCCAACATGAACATCATCACTAAAATGCCAGGTAAAGATACAGCAACTCTTGAAAACGATCCATATGGTCAAAAAGGATTTACATCATTCCAATGGTTTCAAGGTACATTGATCTTCCGTCCTGAACGTATTGCACTGATCTACACAGTAGCCCCTTTATAATCAACGACACAGGGGCTTAATCAGCCCCTTTAACCTTTAAGGATATAACATGACAGTTTCAACAGCCCCTGAAGAACTAACAGTATTAAAAGACCGAGCTAAATTGTTAGGTATTACATACTCCCCTAATATTGGGACAGAAGCCTTACGTGAGAAGATTAACGCTAAGTTAGCTGAAGATGCAGCCAGTGCAGGTGGCACAAGTTATGAAGCTTTATATAAGTATGTCTACGCTGAAGCTATGAAGTTAATTCGTGTACGTATAAGTTGTGTTGATCCGCAGAAGCTAGAGCATCGTTCAGTGTTTGTAGGTGTCTCTAATAATTTCTTAGGTAATATAAACTACCAAGTACCTTTAGAAGACAAGCATCAGGTTAATGGAACACATATACCATTCTGTGTATATGAGCGTTTGAAAAGTATTACCTATTTACACGTTTATGAAGGAACTAATAGTCAAGGTAAACCTATCATGATTAAGAAAGAGGTTAAAGCCTATCAGATTGAGGTACTTCCTCAGATAACCACTGAAGAACATGCGGCATTAAAGGCAGATCAGAAGGCACGTAACATGTTCACTGAAGAGCTTACGGAGCAAATATGACCTGTGATGCAGACCTCCTAGCTAATACCTTATTAGTTTCCTTAACTACTGGGATAGACTTTAATATCCCGACAGATGACATTAGTGGGGCAGACTACCAATTACCTGTTACACCAGTAGGAGGTACTGTTACACCTATAGACTTGGCTCAATTAACTACAGCGGTGGTAGGGGGTACTGGTTCAGTAGATGTCCTTATGAGTTCAATGAAGGCTCACCTACTGGAAGAGTATGAAGCAGGTAGGATTACAGGCAGTGAATATAGTAAGGTATACCTTGGCTTAACCCAACAAGTACTACAGAATGCCACACAGTTCACCTTAGGCAAGGATCAAGCCTATTGGTCAGCTATAGTAGCCCAACAGCAGGCTATAGCAGCTCAAGTGTCTGTAGTGACTGCCAGGGTGCAGTTAAATGTAGCCAAGGCTCAGTTAGCTCAGATACGAGCAGAAGCTAATACAGCGAAGGCTAACTACGCTTTAACTAAAATGAAGTTATCCACTGAGAGTGCTCAGTTCTGTGCAGCTAACTTTACAGCAGAGGAGATGTTACCTAAGCAGTTAGAGTTATTGAATACACAGGTAGAAGAGCATCATGCACAAACCAGTAATACTAAGACCGATGGGGTTACCCCTGTGAATGGAACTATAGGTGCTCAACGTAACCTATATGACCAACAGGTTATTAGTTATGCACGTAAGTCTCAGATAGACGCAGCACAGTTACAGCTTGGTGGGTTTGCTGTAGCACTTACCTCAAATGATTCTTTAGCGATACCTACACAATACAGTGCAGGTAATATTGATGAAGTTATCACTATTGTTAGAGCAACGAATGACTTAGGAGCATAGATGTCATGGGAAGTACTACCGTCAGTGTGGCTTCCTCTGTCTACAACGTAGCAGGGGATATAGATAAACGACCTAACTTCCTTAAGCTCTTGGTATATGACGGTATCACCAATAAGGAAGGTAGGTCTCTAGCAGACACGCTTACCAATGGATACCTCTTTGGCTCAGGTATTAGATTAAGAAACTTTAATAACTGGGCTGAAGGATCTAGTGGATTCACAGACCTCATAGGATTGACTACAGGTACTCTAGCAGCTGCTGTACATGTGGATACTACCGTAGTAGCAGATTCCGTAGACATACCAGTAGGTGAGGTTATACAGGTGTCTGAGGCAGTCATTCTAAGGAATGATGTAACTAGGTTAGCTAGAGAGTACATCAGAGTAAATTATCCAAGTGAAGAAGTAACTGGGTGGACAGCAGAGTACCTAAATCCAAGTATTGAGATTACCTTTGCTGATACCGCTACAGTGAGTTATACACCTATAGGTTATAACCCTTTGGTGAATTACCTATATGTAACCTACCAAACCAGTCCTACACCTTATGATACACCCCTAGTAACTGGTGATACTGTCATAGTACCTACAGGTGATGACTTCCCTGTAATGACAGGGTGGACACTCACAGACTCAATTACTGTTGAGATTACCTTGGATTTAGTAACTACAACCACCACTAATACAGCTGGTGTGATTACAGTCAGTTCTACAAGTACACCTACTTCATATGATCGCACCACTATTACCTATAAGAAGAACACTGTTCTATCTACAGGGGAACTCTCTATTGAGAGGTTGACTGAGTACCACATAACAGGGAAGAAGGTTATAGTAACTACAACCACTAGTACCTCAGGAACTACCACAACTACAGTAGACACAGAATCTTTAGAAGATGAGCGTAAGTACTACAGGGAAGCCTATACATCTACTATATACGAGTGGGGTGCTGTACAGACCTTTGTATATGAGAAGGGTACAGGTAAGCTTGACCTAGATGCACTATTCCCCTTGGAGGATACATCAGAAGGGTTCTACCCATTTATACCATTACGTTTAAACAATGTCCCTGTTAGCGGTGAAATATATAACCTATCTAAGAGAGCCTTTCGTAAAGCAGTAGGTACTAATACCTTTGATAAGGTATTAGCTAAGATAGAGGACAACCCTGATGTTGGGGACATAGATTACTGCTACACAGTGTTCGGAGTGTCATTAAACACTAAGGAACAAGCAGGTAAGGAGTACATCTATAGATTCCTTAAAGCTGCTATTAACACAGGGAGTAACTCCTTGGTATATGCTCAGTGGGAGACTGAGTTTGAAGCAGCAGTACAGACTAACTTAGACTGGGAAGCTTGGAAAGCTGGGCTAGGAGAACTAGGTGTAGGTGATCCAATAACACCTGAACCACCTACAGCAACAATACCTCCACTACCTAATGGATACCTTTGGATTAAGAGTAACTCTTCAACAGTTATGAGATACGACATGATGATTAGATGGTCTTCATTAGATGAAGATGTTGGGGTAGGTCTAAAGAAGCCTGATGCTAAGAGGGGTGAGTTATGGTGGGGTACACCCACTAATCAGATCTTTGCTTACTGGGAGATGAGAGACGGGGATAGATACCAGTATCACCTAATACCTATAGAGACTATCACCTTAAACTGGCAAGTAACCTTAGACACTTGGAAGTCTATTACAGTTAGGAACTTGGATCATATAAATAATGTCTATAACGGTAAAGTGGTAGGTATAGTTGCAGGGTCTGCTTTAGCAGACGTAGAAGAATCAGGATTCCTTATTCCCTTACATTCAGGGATATACAGGGAACTAGGTGTAGTTAAAGGTACTCAGTTAGCCACTAGCTGCTGTTACCTTGTATTCAATAGCTATGCCATAGTTAAACGTAAGTGGTATCAAACCTCTTGGTTTAAGTTCCTTATAGTTATCTTGATAATAGTGATCGCTGCTAATACAGGTGGGGCAGACTTAAATACATTAATCCTTGGATTATCTACAGGAGCTGTAGGTACAACTGCCTTGATAATAGGGGCAACAGCTGAGGCTTTAGCTGGATTGGTATTATCTGCTCTAATTGCTAAACTAGAACCAAGCTTCCTAAGGAATGATAAGTTAAAGTTGATCCTAGCACTAGCCTTTATATTGAGAGGGGATTTAACCAGTGTAGGTAAGCTTATGAGTGCTACACAAGCAGCCTTAGGAAGTTACAGTAATTACCTACTAGGTAATGCCAGTAAATTGAATATAGCTACAGCAGATCTACTTACAAAGACTGCAATAGAACTTGCTAGAATAGCTAAGGCAAGAGGGGAGTTAGACACAGGAGACTTTGACTTACTTAAAGCGTTAAATGTAATACCGTATGAACTCCCTGAGACATTCTTAGAACGTACCTTACTTACAGGTACAGAGATAGCTGAACTAACGTTAACACTAGAAACTTCACCAACACTAGAGGAGATATAACATGGCAGCCCAACAACCATATCAACCAGTAGATTACTCCCAAATTTGGAATGACAGTATTAGACCTATGCGCCAAGGTCTTGCTAATTTATCCTCTAATACGGCAGGCACAATAGGGGGATACGACACAAGTAAACCTCTGTTTGCTGCTATTCAGAATTACACACCATCAAATGATTACTCTGATTACAGCGTACCTGCTACTACACAGGGTGTAGTTAAAGATGCTCCCATGGATCTATCTAAGCTTAATAGTGCCATCAGTGGTATCAATACCTTAGGTCAACTCTATGGAGCATATCAAGCACAGAAGTTAGGTAATAAACAGTTTGCATTTCAAAAGGCATTAACAGAACGTAACCTAGCCAACAGCTCGTTAGACTACAACACTAGGCTTGAGAACAAGATGGCACAGAAAGCTGCTCTTGATGGTGTAACACCTGAAGCTCAAGAAGCATATCTTAACTCTCACCGTGTTAGAGGAACTGTCTAATGGCTACCTCTGAAAACTATAACGCTACCGCAGTACCCACCTTTAATCATGGAACTGATGGTATTAAGACAGCAGCTCTTTTATTAGATAATGCAGCTAAGGCTGCTTCAGGAGGGATTGCTGATTACAAGGCTAACAGGACAGCTGTAGCAGATAACCTAATGCAACAGGTTCTATCTACGTACACCGATCCTAAGGTACTACAGGAGGACTTGAATACAGGTAACTTATTTAATAAAGCTCAGGTAGATCCTAATCACCTATCCAGTACACTGTTTGATGAGTTAAGTTCTAGAGTAACCGCACTTAATACTCAAAAGACTAATTCTCTTGCTATTAGATCTACTGAAGCGACTCAGGATAGTGGCATTGCTTCTACTATTGCCGCTAATGTACTCAACACAGCAACAAGTAAAGCTTCGACAGACGCAGCTGAGAGAAATGCAGCAGAACTCCTAGTTAAGCAAGCATTATCAAGAGGTGAAGGGGATAGTCCTCAAGCACCACAACCTTTTACCCCACCAGCAATATTTCCAGTAACAGGAGAAGAACCTGCTGTAGTACCTTACGAACCTAGGAAGCAGCCAACACCAACACCGCAGATACCTAAAGTACTAGATAAACCAGTTAATACCCTTTTGAGTACTCTCCCCACTACTGCTGACGGTGCGCCTATATTTAATACGAGAGAACTTCTTAATAACCCTGTATTTATGGGGAAGGTTGATGATATTGTTCAAAGTACAGGTGCTGCACGTGATATCGTAATAAGGGCATTAGCTGACGACTTACAAAGTCAGGATACAACTAATGTAGCTAATATTACGCAACAGTTAAAAGCTAGAGTAGATACCATTAATGGCACATTTCCTACAGCTAATGAGAGAAGTAAAAGTCAACAGGACTTACGTAATAATCTATCTCCAAGAGAGAGATCTATTTTTGATAAGTTATACCCTGACTTAAATAAAACTATTGACATACCTTTTACAGCCCAACCCTCACCTAAGTCTCCTGATGGTTCAAAGATAGTTCAAGACCCCAGTGGGAAATATAGTGTAGGTACTCCAACACCTTCCTCGGATAACAAAACCTCTTCACTAAATCAATATAACAAAGGTACGGTGAAAGGGGGGTATGTGCCTTCTAATATACCGCCTCTGGAAGAGCTTACACTGGGCAAGGTACAGGATATACAGAATCAAATACTACAGAACTACAAAGCTGCGGGAATACCTATAGAAGGTAGGTCATCAGCAGCAGGAAAATACCAAGTACTCTATGGCACACTTAAAGCTGCAATAGCTGAGGTGTATAAAGGGCAGGACATTAGTAAGATCAAGTTTGATGCTGATGCTCAGGATAAGATCGGTGAGTATTTATACAACCAAGCTAAAGGCTCTGCTAAAACTATGGGGGCTATGTGGCAAGGGGTTAGTCCTACCAGCCCACACGCAGCTGCGTTCAGAGCAGCGTACCCTAAAGGTGTTGATTGGCAGAACACCTCATGGAAAGATGCTAGACGAATTATCTCTAGGTTTGAGAGCTCAGATGATGAAGATACTGGTACGGCTAATAATAATGTAGACCATGCAAAGCAGATAACAGTAGGTGCTAACACTGAGGTAATTAAATTAACTAACCAAGTTGCTAGTACCCCCACCAGTACTACGATGAGTGCGTTTAACGCCGCAGCTAGTGTTACAACACCTGTAGCTCAGGTTGTTACAGATACTGTAACTAACTTGGGTGGGAGTGCTACAGATAACCCTAAAGTCTCAGCACAGATTAATAGAGCCATTGCACACGGTGCTAAGTTAGGGGTTACTATCACTCCGAAACAGGCAGGGTTATTGGTAACTGAAGCTTTTAAACCATTGAGTTATTTAGCAACTTTAGGTAAATCATATAATCCTGAAAGCACTATAGGCACTTCAGGGATAAATGATGAAACCTTAAAAACAGTGGTAGGTACATACATCTCTAATAAGGGGCTTGATCAAGCGATTATTGAGAGGAATAGTATTGATGTCGCTACTTTACGTACACGTATAGACGCTATAACAGGACTACAGAAGGCAATAGGTGAGGCAAGGGCTCTTGGTAAAACAGAGCTAGTTAACTCGTTAACTGCACAGTTGGGGAACATGTTGCAGGTATCCCAAACACCCACAGCAAAGAAAAACCCTGACGCTACTGAAGCAATCAGCAAGATATTAACTCCTGTAGTAAAGCCTACAAATCCAACTAATAATGAACAGATTACTACTGCCAAGCAATCTATAGCTGACATTACTCGGGAAATTGGTGGTTTACAGGACTTGGTTAAGCAGACTAATAGTGAAAACCTTAGTGCTGAAGATAAGGTAATAGCTTTTGAAAATATTACAAGTAAAGCCAAACAGTTGGGGCAAGAGCTTCTTGCTGCACAGAGGGTAGTAAAGAACACTGTGCCTACACAACCTCCACCACCTAAACCTAAGTTAGAGGTTGCAGTAGAAGAGGCTACCCGTAAGTTTGATGAAGCTACATCTTGGTTTTCTAAGGTGAGTAGGACTCCTAATGCTACAGAAGAGGTAAAGAAATCCGCAAGATCTGCTAGAAGAGCTGCTGAGGAGGATTTACGAATAGCTAAAACCAATGCTTCTCACGCCTCCATAAAGAATATTCTAGGCTTAAATTAAAAAGAAAAAGGTACATATACCATGCAATCTAATGAAGAATTCCTAGCCTCACTAAACCAAGGACAACAACCCGTTGACTCAATGGCAGCTGCTAATGCTCTGAGAGATATTCTTGCAGCATCAGGTGGTAATGTTGGAGGGCAACAAGCAGTAACCAATCAACCTACATTAACTGTAGATGATGCCTATAAGATAGCAGCAGCTAGAGATGCTGGTGTAGATCCAAGGACACTAACTCCTATACAGAGAGAGTTTGCTGGAGGAGACCAACAAGCACTGGTAGCTAAATATGGACTAGATGCTGTAGCTAAATCTGCTCAGGTGTACTCACAAGGAGCTGCTATATATGAGAATGATAAAAGTAGTAGTACTGGTTTCCTTAGAGGTGGTGCAGATTTAGCAGTAGATGCAACTAAAGCTTTTGTAGGTGGGGGTACTGGATTAGTGGCATTAGGTGCAGGCTTACTGAACGATGCAGGTGGACAAGAAGCAGCAGGTTGGCATAACAATATCCAAGAAGGTTTAACTGGTTTACAGTCAGACATTGCTATAGGACAAAAACGAGCATACGATGCTAGAACAGCTGCCACAGAATTACAGAGCAAAGCTGTAGAAGATGCTCAGATAGCAGCAGGGGAAGATCCTACAGGAGCTCAAAGGTTTGTTACAGATATGGGGCAAGCAATAAAGCAAGCCGATGGCTCTAACATAGGTTCTTTGATTGCAGGTGGTGTGGGTTCATTCGCTAGTGGTGGTACTCTAAGTAAAGGTTTAAGAGCCTTAAGTAGTAGAGCTATACCCTTTGTAGCTAACAAAGTTGGAGCTAACTCAACCTTAGTTGCTGGGTTAGAGAAGCTTGGATCAGTGATAGTAAGTCAACCTGTTACTTCAGCCTTAACTGAGGCAGGTTCAGCCTTTGCAGGTACAGTTAGTGCAGGAGATAAGATCTCCACTGAAACTATGATGGCAAACTCTCAAGAGTTTAGAGATCAAGTAGCTTCAGGGGTATCACCTGAAGATGCTAAGTTAGACTTAGTAAATAAAGCTGGGTTAGCTAGTGCAGCAGGACAAGGTTTAGTTTCTGCTGCCACAGGTGTAGCGACTAAAGGCTTTGAGAAGGGTATGTTTAAAGGTGGTAACTTAACAACTAACATAGGTAAGGTATTAGGAGAGACTGTGGAAGAACCTACTCAAGGAGCTTCAGAACAACTACTACAGAACATTACATTACAAGACTTGAGTGGTAACAAGGATACCTTAGAAGGTGTGGGTACAGCAGCAGGACAAGGTGCTCTAGCAGGCTTTGGTTTATCAGCTGCTACACAAGCACCATCAATAATCAAGAATGCTATTACAGCCCCTGTAAACATTGTTAGAGGTGTATATGACTATACACACTCACCTAGTATAAGTGATACAGCTGCTGAGAGCAGAAGCTTTGTACACCAAACCACTGACTACACACAGCCAAGGGTATCTCCTCAAGCTACTACCGCTGATGCTGGTGTAGTACCTACTACACCAATTAATGTAGCTTCAGTGGTCAGAGGTGATATCCCTGAGGTTCAGCAGGTATTTACCACTGCATCTGATCCATTGAAGAAAGCTATGAAGGTTAAGGAAGGTAGTCCAGTACCCACAACCTTGAACACCATACAGAAGTTAGTTAATGTTATTAATGGCTCTAATAAAGATACCGCTGATAGAGCAGTGATTAAAGAGGCTGTAACCCACCTAACTTCAATCCTTGATACAGTCAATGACTTTGATAGCTCTAAAGATACTGATGCACATAAGGAAGTGTATAAACAGTTTAAAGACTCTAATGCAATGAAAGGTGCTACCTTCGCACTTAATAAGTTTATTAGTACTGAGACTAAATTAGCTAAAGAGGCTAAAGCTGTAAAGGCAGCTGCAAAAGGTAAGGCTAATCCAACGGCTAGTCCTATTGAGCAGAAGACAAGGGCAGCCTCTAAAGCAGCTAGATCCTTTGTACAGAAACAAGAGGAGGAAACAGAGAATGTTGTTGATGGTAAGGCTACTGTAGAGGATTCTCCAGAAACTAAAGCAGCAATAGAAGAGTCTAAAGGGGAGTACCGCCCAATTTTTATAGATGCAACTGGTCAACTTAAGGCAGCACATACCAATAAGACAGATTTAGACTACAAAGCGATATATGCAAGCCTTCAAGAGTCTGGTGATAGACGTGTCTATGGGGATATGCCTGAGTTTAAAGAATTCCTTAAAGCATTAAATACGTTAGCTAGCAATAGTAAAGATCCTCTTATATATGCTCACAAGGTGTCACTAGACCTTGATAATGCTGATGAGGCTAGTGTAAATAAAGCACTGAAAGATATCCATGGTACTGAAGACTATCCTGGATTAAAGGCACAATTACACCTTATTAAAGGTGCTATCTTAAACCAAGCTAATAGTGGTGAGAAGACTAGTGCAGAACAATTAGCAGTGTTTAAAGATGTTGTTAGTAACAGTAAGTCAAGGGACGGTACTCCAGGGAAGTCTGTCAGAAAGCATGTACAAGGCATTGTTGAAGCAATAGCTTCAGATAAGAAAACACGGGCTAGTACAGCTAAAGGTAAGATAGCAGGACTAATGTCCTTTTACAACAAGCACAATGCTAAAGTTGTACGGTTAAATAAGGCAGCTGTTACATGGCATACTTCAGATAAAAAAGCTACGGTATACACAGATGGCGAGGATAAGAATGAGTTCTATGATGGAAGATCAGATACCCATGTAAGACAAGTACACAGGGAAGCCTCTATTCTAAATGGTGTCCTTGAGTCATTGAAGGAATATAACCCTGAGCAGTTTAAAGGTATAGCTATCAAGGGTATAACCCCTCTTGCTGCTGTTATAGGTAAGACTACTACACGTAAGAGTGATGCAACTAGAGAAAGTAAGAGAGAAGCTGATACAAATAAGGCTGGTGAACCAAGAGCTGTTGATCTACGTGATAGTGAGGACACTGTACTTGATGGATTAGAGGATCTATTTAAAGCACCTAAGTATAGTGAAGACTACTTGGCTAATACCTTAGCTAACCTACCTAGCAAGGCATTAACAAGTCAGGTTACATCACTTGTTAATACCCTACGAAATTCATTAACAGATGCTGTAGAAGCTACCCTTAATAAACGAGATCCAATAAAGGATAAATACAATGAAAGCTTCGCAGAACTTAGATTAATGTCGCTAGTGTATAAGGACGGTGAGGAATATAAGTTTCATGGGGGTATCTTAGACAGAGCACTATTAGCTGCTGTTAGTTACCTAGCTACAGCTAACTCACGTACTGGGGGACTTACCTATAAGAATGTACATGAAACTCTTGGATTAGCCAGAGATGTAGAGGTATCTCCAGATATACTACATAAGTTAAACCAAGGAGTATTGGCTCGTATTGCTATATCAGAGCTAGCTAAGGTCATTAAGGATAATCTTGGTTTAGAGCACACTAAAGACGCTCCTATGGCTGCTGTGGATAGTATATATACAGCCTTGGCTTCTCAGATATTAACCTCATTCACCACTAGTGAGGTAACTGCTGGTGGTGATTTTGATGGTCAAGGTACAGGTTTTATGTATGCCGCTATATCTAAAGTTGGGGGCTTAAAAAATAGAGGGGGTACAGATGTAACACCTGTAATATTTACCTTTGCTAAGGTAAAACCTAAAAGTACCTTTGAGACGTATCACGCAGAACTTAAAGAGGTATTAACACCCAACAGTAACAAGCTGCCTGAGTTCAATAAAGAACCTGCACCTACTACCATAGGTAAGAATGTTAGTAAGGCAGATATTGCAATAGAAGCCGCTGATAAGGTATCAGACATACCCTTCAGATTAAACCACAGATTTCTAAGTCTACTTGAACGGTTCAATACCGTGGATAACTATACACAGCTATTCAGTGGGTGGACAGCTGGCGCAATGAATGAGAGGCATGCTTCCACTGTAGAGGCTGTATCTACAGATATCCGTAAAGGCGTTGAGTTCTTATTAACACTAGCTAAAGACGCTCCTAAAGGAGGTTGGGTTAAGTTCCCTAGCTATGTGAGTGATGTACTAAGGTTACAGCTTAGTGGTTCAATAACACCACAAAGTAATAAGACAGTACGGGCAGGCTTAACGCCTCATGAGACAACGGTTACTGACACTAATAGAGCTATGTATTTGAGAGCTGTATTACAAGGGCTTGATATTGATGTTGAAACCCTTACAGATGCTGAGGTTAAGGAACAACTGGAAGATAAGGCTAGAGAATATGCAGCTGTTATAAAGGTACTTAAGGGGAATGGTAAGTTCACTGAGGCTGACTTAAAGACATTACATGAAGCCAAGCTAGGTAAGGTAAGAACATTACAGGCACTATCTGACTATGCCGCTTACCTAACTAAAAGTGAAGGTCATACTACTCACTTAGCAATTGAGATTGATGGTGTAGCTAATGGTATAGCTAACATCTTGATGCTCTTTGGTACAGAACCACTTACTGATGAACGTAAGGATAACTTACAACGTGTAGGTATAACTATAGGTACGGACAATCCTAAGGTTACTGATGGGTTATATGATCACATAGGGTCATTGGCTACAGTGGCTGTAGAAGCTATACATGGTGTGATATCCCCAGTCATGGGCGGTATAGAGTTCTCTGATGGGGTAGATGTTAAGGTTACATTCACTAAGTCCTTGGTTAAAAAGATCGTTATCCCTGCACAGTACAGTGGTGGTGTAGCAACAATAACAAACACACTAACAAAAGAGTTCTTAGATAAATTCTATGCTTGGGTATCCAGTAAACCTGACTGGGCAGAGACAGATAATGAGTACTTCTTAACGAACCTGAATACAACGCTAAATACTTCATATAGCGGTATCCAGTTAACTAAACCAGACTTTGAATTTACACCTGATCAAGTAGGGCTGTTAAAAGCTGCAATTGAGACTCATATAGTTAAACCTATCCATGATCGCACCATTACCGAGATGGGAGATGCCTATGTGAACCTTCTAGCAATTAATTCATTAGTAGGGGTAACTGCTGCATTAAAGAAAGCTAGATTGACTGAATTAATTACAGCAGCACATGGAACAGGGGAGAATAAAACCAACCTGAGAGCTGGGTTATCTTTAGAGGCTTGGAAAGGTATCTTCACAGAGTTAGCTAAGGAATATCCGCCTATTGAGTTAGGCGTGGCTTCTATGAATGCAGTACCTACTAAGATTAGACCTACTGAAGAAGCCCAATCTAAGAGCTTAGATAATAAACTGGCTGCGTATGTACAACAACCTACCGTTATAGATCTAGCTAGTAGTTTAGTAGCTAGACTGAACCTAGCAGCTGGTGATGCCACGACCATGGCAATCTTCATTAATGGTTTAGATGATAGCACCAAGAACTCCTTACTGGTAGCCTTTGATGGTGTAAGTGTTGGTGTAGATCATGCCGTAGCAGCTCAATTAGGTATGAACCAAGGTGCTATTGAAGCCTGGAAAGTAAATCCTAATGAACGTGTACTTGCTGCTATAGGTAGCTTAGATACCTTAAATAAGAAAATTACTGACTTAACTAAAAAGGATAAAAAACTACGTAAGGAGATAGATGTACTAGCACCCTCAGGTGTAGATACCTTATATACCGCTGTGCGTGAAAATATCAGTAAAGTGTCTGAGACACATACTGCCGCAGCTACGACTAAGGTAAACCAATACCAAGGTGCTAGTACTAGTGAAACTACAGAGGTTAAGCCTAAGGTTGATACAAAGGTTAAGAGAAGTCCTACTACACCTAAACCAAGTAAACCTAAGTCAGGTAATGTATCTACTTACACAGGTAAGGTGTTTGATCAAGCCACTAAAGGGCTAGATACAGAACAGAAGGAGCTAGCTAGAGAAGCACTGGACGTAGTACCTAGTGATTGGACTTTAGTTGAACAAGCGCCAGTAGACGATGGTAAGACCAAAACCAATGGAACAACGGATTTTGGGGCTAAGGCAGTTACGTACGTACCTGGTGAGACTTTCTTACATGAGGTAGTACATGTAGCTTTAGAGCCTAGTATCAGTGACCACTTACGTAAAGGTGGTAAAGTTAACCCACTAATCACTAAAGCACAGGATTTACTAGATAGCTTTATAAGTAGGTACGAGTCTAGCAAAGCTGCGGGTAAGAAACTAAGTGATGCCCATACAGATTTATATACTCAACTCAAAGCAGCTAAAGCTAGTGGTGATATATCTAGGGAGATACATGAATTCTTTGCTTGGGGATTATCTGATAAAGATATCAGCGCTGATCTGAAAAGTACTAGAAGTAAGGTGGTGGGGATTATCAGAGCGTTACTTAATAGTATCCGTAAAATTACTAGAGGTAATGATACCGCCCCTAAGGACACTGATTACAGTGTTTTGTTAGATATAAGCAAAGAGTTAATAAGCCAACAGGTAACTAAGGTATCAGTAGTTCAAGAAGCTACTCCTATACAAGATAACTTATTCCATCAAGTATCCTCTAATACAGCCAAGGTATCGGAGAAGATAGCTCCTATCTTCCAATCCTTAAGATTTGCAGGAAGTGCTAAGGTAGAAGCATTAACACAGCAGGTAAAGGAAACAGCTAAGTTCTTAGGGGATGCTGGCTTTAACCTAAACCCAGCTGAATCTATATTATTCCAACAAGTCGTTGGGTTAATGAATACATTGAAAGACCTTAATCCATTAGCTATGGTTAAGGCTCAAGAAGTATTCTCACAGGCTTCTAAGCAATTAAGCTTTAGAGACTTCATGGTTAATCCTGACTCAGAAGATCCTAAGGATATTGCTAAAGGCACTCTTAAGTATGAGGCACTCTTTGCTAGTAAGACAGGCAGCAGAGCCTTTAAAACCTCACAGATTCTACCGAACTTCTTAGCTATGTCCTTGGTAGACGAAAGCTTAAGACAGGCTTTAACTAAGGTTAAATTAGATTCTATAGATAAACCTAATAATGAAAGCTTAGATAACAAAGCTAGGAGAGTTGCCAACGAAATGTTAGAAAGTGTCGCAGACACTTTAGCAGGAACAGCTGACAAGCAAGGCTTGGCAGCAATAGATAAACTTGTCTATTTACTGTTTGAGACAGATAAGCAAAAGACAATCTTTGATACTGCTAGTGAAAGTATTACAGGAGGTGAATATACAATAAATGAGTACCTTAAAGAAGCCATGGCTATAGTGGCAGACAAGGTTGCAGAATCTAACTTACCTGCTACAGTGAAAGTGATCACAGGTTCGGTGTTTAGTGAGAATAAAGCTAAGTTGTATGCTGAAGCGACAATGAACTTAATGATGAATTACACTGAAGGTAGGGGTGCAGTCTTTGACCTAGTGAATAACTTCATAGGTAGGCGTGAATCTACAGGTGAAACTGTAGACTTTGCGCGTAAGATTAAAACCAAGGTAGAACAACATAGACAACAGTACAACGAAGTATTGCCTAAGGTGCTAGCTGAGAGCTTTAACGAGACACTGACACCAGCACAATGGAGTTCTTTACACACCTCACTAGGTAAGACTGAACTAGGTATCATGCTTAACTCAATGAGTAAAGAAGAGCTCCTAGAGACTGTAGGTAGCCAAGAAAGTATTAACAAAGCTATTAAACAGTATGAAGGAAGCTTTCCTGATATATCAAAGGTACAGCGTGAAACCTTGATACTTAAGTCTAAGCAGTTAGCTAACTTCATGATTAATGGGGTAGCAGGTATTAACCTACACCGTAATGTAGGTGTGATAGTAAGTATGTTTGGTACAACAGTAGCACCTATAGACTTTGATGAGAAATCTATGGGAGATCTAGATACCTTGGTTAGTCTGTATGCCTTGGATCTGATAAGTAAAGGTGATAAGAAGACCTTGTTTAATTTAGTAAAGACTGAGGCTAAAGGGTTAACCTATACCTTGTCGTATTTACAAGGATTAGTGTCCACTGATATCACTAAATCCAAGGACTCTGAAGGTGGTATGAATGGGTATAAGGGATATATCCCAGCAGTGAATAGAGTAGGTTCTTCCTTGGTGATAGCTCTAGATACTGAGAGTAAGAGATTACGTGATACAGGGTATGTACGAGTAGGAGACTATGTAAAATCCTCTGCTGATCCTGAGACAGGTTCTCTAGGTTACTACTACAGTGATAGCTCTAGTAAGCCAGCGTTTCAACAAGGAGCTATTCAAAATATTCACGGTACATTTGGTGGGGTTAACGCAAGTAGTGGACTAACTACACATAACGTATCTAACTACGTATTTATGGGTAAGAAGGAGCTTGCTAAGATACGTAGGGCTTTAACAGCTAACCAAGAAACAGGTACTAATCTATTACCTGTCTATGATTATGGTGGTAAGGTTAAAGCCTATGAGAGGGGTGTAGATCCAGCTATGTTAGCTAGACTAGAGAAGGACACACACTTAGCTATTATGATGGCTAAGTGGAGAGGTAGACAGATTGAAGAGGTAGAGTCTCAGGTACTTAATAACCAATTGGTTAAGTTACTGGCTGATAAGTTTAAAGCTGCTCCTAAATCTGAACATAAGCAATATATAAACTTAAATGAAAGTACTCTAAGTAGTACAGACCCTGTACTGTATAAAGCGTATAAGTTGTTATCTGACACCACTAAAGATGCTGTAAGAGAACACTTTGGTTCTGATGCTTTAATGGTTAGAAAAGACCTAGTAAATGATATTCTTGGATACCATACACCCAGTGTTACTGACTTATGGTCAGGAAATACTAGGTGGTCTCCTAAGACTGTTAGTGCTGTTAAGAGTGTACTTAAACATTTCTTTGGGGATAACACATACAAGTACTTGTATGCCTCAGAGAAGTTTATACAAGATGTAGTGCATAGAGCCAAGGAAACCATTATTGTTAAGAGTGCCGTTGTTCCAGCAGCTAACATGGTCAGTAATATATTGCAGCTGTCTACGAGAGGTGTACCTATGAACACTATAGTTAGCTCAATGAAGTCTAAGACTCTGGAGTTGATTAAGTACATTAAGCTGAGAGACTCTATCATTCAATTGGAGGCAGAGGCTAGAGCTAACCCTGGGAGAGCTAAGGCTATTGCAGCTAGAATCCAAGCTATTGAAGATACCTTCACACACCTATCTATATATCCAATGATTGAAGCAGGGGAGTTCTCTTCTATTAGTGATGGTGCAGTTTCTCGTGATGACATACATGTCATTGATGGTAAGTTTGATCAGATGGTAAATAAAGCTATTGGGGTGTTACCGAGTAACTTACAGAACATAGCTAATCAGATATTGGTAGGTAAAGATACAGCCTTGTATCAATTACTTAAGAAGTCTGTAGACTTCGGAGACTTCTTAGCTAAGAGTGTGTACTACGATTACTTACTTACTCAGAAGACTGATCCTAAGGTAGCAGCAGGATTAGCTAGTGAAGAGTTTGTAGATACTTCTAGACTATCAGGTAGAGATCAACATTATCTAGAATCCATTGGATTAGTGTGGTTTCCTACTTTTAAGATTAGGAGTACTAAGATTGCTTTATCTATGATACGTAACAACCCAGCAGGTGTACTACTTAAGATGGTGTTACCAGTCCCTGATGCATTAGGATCACCTGTAACAGATAACTTTATAAGTAAGTTATTATCAGGACATCTAGGCTATAGCTTAGGATGGGGACAAGCAATAAGAGCTATTAACTTAAACCCTCTTGTGAATGTATTGACGTAATAAATAAAGCCCCTGAGAAGGGGCTTTATTTTTATGTAGATCCTGTTGATCCAAAACCTTTATCACCACGCTCAGTAGTTACTGAGAACTCCTCTACAAACTCAAGGGTAGGTCTTGTAATAGGTACGAAGACTAACTGAGCCAATCTCTCGTATGCTTTGATAAGATATGTTTCTGTGCCCCTATTGAGGATAGATAAGATAAGCTCACCTTGGTAATCGCTGTCAATTAATCCAATGGTATTACCTAGGACAATGCCTTTGCTACCTAGACCTGACCTAGGTAAGATCAAAGCACAGTAACCAGTATCAGCTATATGTATAGCGATACCTGTAGGTATCTTAACTGTCTCATTAGGGGCTATTGAGATATCCCATTCAATGGAAGCACGTAAGTCTAGAGCAGCACTACCTAAGGTAGCATACTCTATAGGAAATACGTCCATTATTCTATTAAGTCTTTTGATTTCTACTTTATTCATTGGTTACCTAAGTCAGTTATTATGGCTTCACATCTAGGATTGTCTTTATCCTTAGAGCCATATAGATTAGTGGTGCTAACGACAATCGTGTGATTGTCATCAACTATCACACCACCCGCTACTAGTGTATCCAAGAAGAACTTATCTACTATGCTACATATGTTATTAGTGTCGCTAGCAGCATTAGTACGAGGATATATAACATAGGTTACAGACATCTTGGCTAGTTTAGGGAGATGTGCTATCAAGGGTAACACTTCCTCTGTAAACTTAATCTTCACCTTGTTACGAGTGAATCTATGGGTTGTAGTATACACATTAAGATTAAGATAATGCTTCTTATCTTCCTGCTTCTTATTCTTCATCATAATGTGTAGAGGTAGAGATATTACCCAGCTGGTCATTTCTTAAAGAACAGGGGTTTTACAAAAATAGGACTAGAACTTGCTGTAGGCACAGAAGATTTAGCTACCTCTTTAGATTTGTCCTTAGTAATGCCTTGATTCAGTGTTAACCATTTAGGTGCATAGACAGGCACTCTGTCTTTAGCCTCTAACTCATTAGCTGTGAAGCTATCCTCATTAAGGAACTTAACAATTGCATTAGTTTCTTTTGTTTCAGCAATATCTACATACTCACCAGCTGAATTCTTCTCTTGCTTGTTTACAAGGGCTTTGATTAAGGCTACCTTAACTTTCTTACCGTGTAGGTTTACTAAGCAGTCTGTAGACCTTGGAACTTCTTTACGTGCCTCAAAGTCGTAGATGTTAATGAGCTTCTCTTCTAAGTCTTGTGAAGTTAAAGGTAGACCTGTAGCCACAATACAAAGATCATTAATGAGGGTGAAGCCAATCATTGGATATGTCTTACCATCTCGTTCAGTGTAAGATTTACCACCTTTTGCTGTGTTACTTGAAACATAGATAGTCTCACGATACTGTTTATCTTTACCCATATTAAGGATTAGGTTAACAGCCTTAGCACCGCTTTTAGATACACTTGTATAGGCTACAGAGACTGTAGCTTCATAGATGTCACTATCAAATAGGCTACGACCACCTAAGCTGTCAGTAGTTGTTACGATGTCTTTAGGTTGTTCTAATGATGCGAAGAAGTTATTCATAATTTATTTACTTATTTTTATTTTGTTTGTGGAAGTTGTCTAACATGTCAATTAATAGCTGTGTATCGTTGTCCATGTATGTATAGGGTCTAGTGAATAATGTATCGGGTGTTCTCATTTTCTCTTTGAATGTGTCCTTGGTAGGTCTTGTTTGAAACACATACTTATAGGTGTCCTCTCTTTCTTCATCAGTTATATTTAAAATACAGTTCCCTAAATCCATTTGCTTCTGCATATAAGGCTCAAGGATTGATACTTTAACCCTTTTAGCTGCTACTACAGTAGAAAAGAAACTCTCAACGCCTACGTTCTTTAATGCACCTTTAATAGGTACACGTACAGTAAACTCTTCAGTAGCTGCATTAAGTATAGGCAGTACATGGGCTGTAAAGATTACAGGTGCATCAATAGCTGGGACTAACCGTTGCAACATGGTTTTAAAGAACTGTCCATAGTTAGACCATGCAGCCATACCATCGGAGCTCTTCTTATCTATGAATGCGATATGTGTACTTTCATAGAGATCCATGAGGAATGTAAGGGAGTCTATGATTATGCCTTTAAACTCTCCTTTATTCTCAGGTAAGGTAGCCCATGTAAGAGCTGCGGTAACCATGTCAGGGTCAGTTATATTACGAGAGGTAAAGGCGTTACTGAAGGGGAGTCTTTTCGTTATTGTTCAAAAGCATTCGTTAGATGCTTCCCGCTTTATACAAGCTGCTATATATTTCTATACAGACCAGACTATATCTTTACCTCTAATGAGGTACTTACCATTTCCATCTACTTAGATGTACTTCCCGAAGGAATAGTCGTTGAAGCTTACTCAATATAGTTATATTGAGTCTTGCCTGCTGATTGCCCAATCTTATAGGTTTTTAAGCATTCACGATTACTGTTACCAGTTGCGTTGTAGCCCTACAAGCTCTAAGGGTGTTCCAGCAATTAAATAAGTTATCTGCTACATATTGCTATGTAGAGGGGCTATCTTACAAACCCGCTTCAACATTCAGGTATATCCAGTCATGCTGATCCCGTATGTTATATAGAGATCTT